TTGATTCATTATTGAGTCTATCTCTCTCCATACGTTGTTTCTCTTTTTCCAAACGTATTTCTTCCATTTTTACACCAGAAGAACTTGAACTTGAACCGCCACCAACATTGAACTTACCTTGAAACTTATTAAATCCTTTTATTAGATTGTTAATATGACTATTGGTCTGTTTTATTATATTCGCAAAACGGTTAACTGACTTGGTAAAATCATTTAATGGTTTTACAGGAATATCAACCTTAAGTTTTTTAAAGGTATTTTGTAACTCTTCTAGAGATTTATTACTAATTTTAATCTCTATCTCTATGGACTCATCCATAACTCTTATATGAAATTTACTACTAATTAAGTTTTATTTAAGTGGTGGTGGTGGATTAACCGTGTTTGTATTCTGACTTTCTAATTGATTAATTAATAAATTAATATATGAAAGTGGTTGCCTATCTACTATTGACTTGTCCCATCCAAATTCTCTTGCAAAGATAAAATAGAGTTGTTCGATATAAGTTGGTCTTCTCCCGATATTATCTGAGCCGATTCCTCTAGAAATTTTGCTAAAGGGTAGTCTTTCATCACCCCCCTGATGATTTGTCTAATTATACTTATCTTAGTTTTTCGTAATGCATCCAAGTCTTTAACTGAAAATGGTGCTTTCCTAAGAACTGTTAAAAGTATTAATTCCTTATAACGTGGAACATTTATTCTAACTTTTGTAACATCAGTAAAATCAGTTGTTTGACTTAATAGATATTCAAAATCACCAAAACTTAAATCATCTTCATATTCAATGGTTTCTTTCTTACCATCACCCATATCAATTTCAAATGACTTTATAGTCATGAAGATACTCAGTATGCTGGTATTTAAAAACCTTTCTAAGGAACTACTGTTCCAGCAGCAGTTGTTTCTGAGGTAAACGCTGTTACTTTGGCAAATTTGATACGCCAAGGAATTTCCTCAAATACTAACTCTGCTGGTTCTAGACCAGTTGAATATTCAGTTGGAGTTAAACCATGTCCTTCAATCTTGATATAATCTTCTTGTGGATTACCAGTTGTCGTCTTTTTACTGAATAGTATTTCCAATTTTACAGAAGAATCGGTATTACCGATTGTTTCTGAATAGGTAGAACCTGCGTTCTGTCTTATTTGATCAAGTATGGTTTGTAATTTTGCAGAATCATGTTTTGGTGCTCTGAATCTACCAGTAATATCAAATATCTTTCTAAATGAGGAAACCGCCTGATTTGAATTAATTGCATATAATAACTCACTATTTGTTGCAAAGTCAATACTTACATCCTGTACTGATGCTACGGTTTTGGTAGCATAATCAGAACCAGTACCATCCCAAATAATTCTTGCATGTGCAAATGTATAGGGGAAGTTTGCACTACTTGCTGGATATGTTGCTGGGGTATCACAAGTTGACCAACCAGCTGGTGCACTAGAACCAGTTGTTGGCGTACCTTCTACACCATAGGCAAAGTCTGTACTCACTTCTACCAATCCACCCACTGATGCAGATATTCCTAATGTGTTAATTATTGCACCCTTCAATTTTCTAATTTCATAATGTTCAGTGCCATCCGTCTTAATTGGGTTAAAACCAACATTAATTTCCATAGGTCTTGTTACTTTTGGTTGAACACATGCAGTTGTTTCACCAGCATAATCGGCAGAATCTCCACCATAAATATATCTGACATAACCAGTATTATGTGGGGATGTTAGACCAGTAGTAGTAACGTTTGGTGCACCATAAATTGCACCGAATATGTATGGATTAGCTAGAGTAAAACCAATTGAAATAGAACCCGCCTGTTGACCATATGCATATTTCTCATATACGCTTTGATTCAGGGCTGGTAATGTTTGAATATTATTATTAAGTGTCCACCCAGTGACTTTTTCCTGTAAGCCAAAACGCTTATTTACTGCTGCTGAGCCCTGACCATAACCAGATTCCCAACCAAATTTAGTATAACCAAACGAACCAGTTCGTACCATTTAAGTATATTTTAAGTCTTTTCCATATAAAGTTTATGGATTATGCTTTCTATATCTGACAGTTAGTATGTGTTTAAACATATTTCTCATCTTATCACTCTCAGTTATAGACCCAGTTATCATAATATCTATGAAATTATCCCTTCTAATATTAGTCTTTATAATTTTAGATATATCATTTATAATATTAGAAAGTCGTTCTTGGTCACCATAAGACCTGATTTCAACATTTAGGTCAGTAATATGTAACCAATCACATCCATAAAGACCAAACGGCTTCACATCCTCATTTTTAGGATATACTAGTATTCTATCTCTTCTATCATCAATAAACCCAACCGATTTCTGTTCCCAAATCTTATCAACCTGAACATCATACCCATTTGTCATTTCATCCTTAATCAATTGTACTAAGTCATCTAAAGCACCATACATGCCCATATTTCTATTATCTACCATATTAATTTCTGTGATGAAGTTCCATATATTGATAATGGAATCCAAGCACATCTACAATTCGGATGAAGTAAGTTTTCATTCATTCCCTTATAATAAATGAAATTATCACTAGTATTGAAAATTTTATTTAACTCTCCCTTCCATCTATAAGTACGTTTTTGACCATTTTTCAAAGTCTGTGTAAACCCACCGACACTCATAAAATCTTTAATTTCATCAACTGTCCATACTTTTTTACTTACTTGATAATCCATTTCAGTACATTCAGGACAACATTTAGGATCTCTCATACTAACAAACACATACTCGGCTGGCACTATTAAATTATTAATGACATCAATAATACTCATGCCAGTGAGTTTAATTAATTTTTTATTCATAGTATACCCTTCTTTCGGAATAATAGAATATTTTATGTAAGTATTAGTTCTTTCATGTGACGTAGTATGACTGAATGATTTGACCTCCTTCTTTTTCGTTAAAAATTTATTTACCTTTGTACTTAATACGTCAGAAGTTTTTTTTCTTAACTGGTTAACTGTTTTTGGTGGTATATCTATATTTATTTTCATGTAATTACAAATACTTCTTTTCTGTTCTCAATACATTGTTCTATGTCTTCTTTCCAATACCCTATCATATCATTCCATGAAAGGGTATCACCACCTATTGGCAATATATCAAGTCTGAAACTTGTTGTTAATACATCTCTTGCCACTAATTTTATACATGCATCTTTGACATCGTCTGGAACGGAAGCATCGCCATAACGATATGTAACTTTAACTCTATAATCCCTTAAAATTGAAAAGAGGAATCCTCTAAGGAATAATCTTCCATAGGTAGGTTCAAATTGCCACCACCCACTTTGAGCAGTTATATCTTCCCAATCATTTCCACCAGCACCCTTCCAAATTTCAATCTTATCACCTGATGCAGAATTAAAATCCCTACAGTTTCTATGTTGTAGATAAATCGGTGTACCCCAACCATAACTATAGATTAATGGTAAACTGTGAACTTCATTTGAAATAGTTTTATTTCTACCAAAAGTATGTCCAATTCTTCTATCCAATTCTTCTTCCTTACGAACTATTAATTTTTCTACTTGTGTCTTGTTTGGAGTTGTGGTTGCTGTAATAGGAACTCTAAGAAAATCAGATACATCTGCTACTGAACAATATGTTACTGTGGGCATGAGTTCATATCAACTATTAACTATTTAAATTTACTACTTAAAAACTACAGTATATTCTGCATCACCAGTGATATCTGCAAATATACCATTCTCAAATCGTCTATTTATTGCAAAATAACTACCCTGTTGTTCTCCAAATATAGTAAATTCCTCAGCTCCACCACTAGTAGTTCCATTCTTAAACACACATTTTGAACCAGACGCACCTATTTTTGTGACATAGACGTTAACTATGACTCCATGTCCACCCTTAATAGTAGTATTAGCATTGAATGATTTTACACTGTGGTTTAGTTCTACCATGTATAACCTCATGATATTGAAATATATAAACTTTAAGATAAAAAAACGGGCTTTTTATGGACTCTAGTAGCCTATAACTAGAAATTCAAATGTAGTGTTTGCGATTGATGTTGCGTTTGCCACTTCCTCAAATCCACCAGATGCGGTATTACCTTCTTGGTATAACTGTATCTTTTGTGCAGACTTGTCATACTTTACAAAGAAGTTTGTGCTGGATACTTCGGGAATTACTGCTACTAGGGTAGAAACTCTTGCCTGTTTCACATCACATGAAACTCCGTTTGAAGTATATGTTTCAACGCTTCCCGCTGTGCATTTGATTTTATAAATTCTAAGCTTAGAATTTAAAGCCGCCTGTACTGATAATGTCTTACCAATATTAGCTGCTGTCCAATCACTTACAGATGTGGTGAAAGCCATTAAAAACTTTAATAAGACCACATATATAAAGATAATTGTAATGAAACATATAATTCCTACGAAATTATGTCCAAAATGCCATTTACCAACATATTCAATAGTTAGTAATATGAATGAAAGTATACTATATTATTGTCAAAATGTGTTTTGTGAAAAAATGGGATGTATCGTAGATTAGTTTTTAGACTTTTTTTCTTTTCTGACACCCCTTAAGACACCACTCACAAAATTCTTTTTCTGAAGATATAGAGCACCCATCCAACGATACATCATTTGATATATCATGTTGTTCATTATCACATATACATTTCATATTAACATTTATCATAAATGTTAATAATAAATATTTTTCTAAAAAGTATAAGCTAAGAAACGACTTAACTAAATTAACTAAGACTTAACTAAGTGTTAATTAACTTAACTAAGTAGAAAAATGAAATGATTTGGAAAATTTGGCAAATATGCACGAATCTTATATAAATAAAAAAAAGAAAATATTGGTTTTTTTAGAGTTTGATATCTCTAATTTTACCTTGTGACTTGAAGTGTCTACAGACTACTTCTCCCATTGTCCTAAATACTCCTTTCTCAACAAATGCATTGTTGATGAATGGGTATGCAGGTGATCTACGAGTTGCCTCATAGTATTCTGTTGGGATGGCAATTTGAACTCCTAATCTTGGATAGCCGAATCCCTCTGCATCAGAAATGTCCAATGCGAACAGTCTTCCGACTTCGCTTGTATCACTGCTGTTGCTTGGTGCATCCTTTGTTGGGATGAATGGAATTCCGTAGATAGAGTCTACATGAATACCTACACCAGTTCCCTTGAATGTTTGAATTCCGTTTACATCAATCTGTACAAGTGCTTCACCATATGGGTTTGCCACACGAACTGAAGGCATGTATAGACCTTGTATTTCAGAATAGACTTCATGAGAACCTAGGAATACGCTTGGATCTTTACCTGATGCTTTTCTGATCTTTCTAAGGAAAGTTCTCAGTGTGTCATCGGTTAGGACTCCATTTGTACCAATTGTTCCACTTGCAGATTCTACTGTTGAATCATATGTGCTTGTTGAATCCCTATCGAGTTTATTCCAAGGGTCATACCAGCCAGCATATGAGCCACCAAGTGCATCTTCTTCTGCGTCAGAAGAAATAATTCTGTCCAACGACTCAAAGTCAGTTGTACCAGAATATGCAGCACTTGCATCGGCAGCTTGTTTTTCAACGTCTGCTAGCAACATTCTGTTAAGAAATTCTTTGTGCTGAACTGCCATATACAGTCTCAATGAGCCTAGTCCACCCCAGATATCATCTTTGCTATGAGTAGCGAGCCACTCCATAACTTCAGATGCACTAAAGGCTAACTGTGCGGTCTTTGGTCGGATATCTACCTCTTCCAAGGTTGGTTTTGCTGTTTCAGCAATCAGACCACCTTCAGCAGTTCCACCTAAAACGGTGTTTGCATTAGTTGTGGTCAGAACTGGCTTGGCAGTAATTAAACGCCAACCAGATTTATCCCAAGGAGTCTTTGGTAGTATGCCAAATGCATTTGCTTCAAGGTTTAGTTGAGCCCATGCATACGCACCGTATATTGCGTTGAATACACCAGCCGTACTTGTAGTGATTGGTGAATCAGCTTTTCTTACCAGATTTCTGTTGTGTCCGTAATAAAGAGCTTCTAGTTCGTCAATGGTTCTTACTTGTACCATTTTAGAACAACCTCTCCTCTTCGGATGGAACATAGTATTTTCCAGATTGAATGTCTCTTGCGACTTGTGAGAGATCTCCACTTGCTCTTGCATCTTTTAAGACATATGAAATGTCTTTTGTGAGAGATTTATTAATAGTCTCTACTGCTGCATTTGGTCTTGGAGTTTCAGTTGTAGAAGTAATTTGTGATTTGTTTACTGGTTCTGCTTTTCCAATAGCACCTTGAATATCTAGGTCTTTCTTACCAGACTCGATTTCTTCTCCATCAGCATCAAGTTTTGCTTGAACGCCTTGTGGATATGGTTGTTCTGGAACAGTTACCTTTGCACCTACATCATCCCCACCTTGTGAGCCTTTTGGACTCAATTTCAGGTCGGTTGGAGTTTCTAATGCCTTGTCTAATTTCCGAGCAATAGCCAGTATTGCTGAACCAATTGCTTTTTGAGATTCGACTAGTGCAGTATTTGACTCTACGATAGTTGTGAGGTGATTCATAAACACGTCATCATAAGATTTCTCAACTGTTTCTTCTTCTTCTTCCTCTTCTTCGTCTTCTTCGACTTCAGGTTTTTTAGAATCTTGTTCTTTTACCATGTTGTTATATAAACTTTTATATGCTAGTTTATATAGTTTTGCGTTATTTGAAAAATAGCAGTTTTGATTGTAATATCAGTGTTTTTATTCTAAATTTCAGAATGTTGTGATCAAGTGATTTGTTTTCTTCCAACACATTTCTCTTAAATTGTTTTTTACCTATTGGTTTTCCTTCTTCAGGCTCTCTACTTGGTGCTACCTTGCCTTCTAGTAATGCCTCAAATTCTTCCCTTAATGGGGTTTTATGTGATTTGTACATGTTGAAAGTTGAATATCTCTTAGCCTCATCAAATACTTTTTTACCATCCTCTGTTAGTTCTACTTCTTTTTTTCCATCTTCCTTCTTGTAAATTAGGTCGGCTTTTTCTATCTCATGTTTAAGATATCCACAATATGCCTTTGGATCATTCTTATCCTTATTTGCAGCTACACATGCATCAAAATTCTCATAACCACCAAATGGTTTGTTAATAAAATCTGCCTTTTTCTTATTTTCCTCTTTCTCCCTATGTTCTTCTATTACTTTATCATGGATTTTTTTTTCTTCAACACTTGGTTTCTCACCCTTTAATTCGTGCTCATGTTCCATTATTTTTTTAGCTTCTTCACCCTCTTCCTTAGTATGAATTTTCTCTACATAACATCCAAACTTTGAACATCTAATTACCATCTTACCATCACTTCTATCTTCAGTGTAACCTGCGATTGATTTTGCAACTTGATTATAATCGGTAATTAATGCAAGTGGAACCGCTGGTTCACGACATACTGCTACTTCATAATGTTCCAATTCTTTAAGGGCGTATGCGATACTTCCATCTTTCATAACAACTGGTGTTCTATTAGTCTTAGTAGCACCACCAAATGATAATCCCTTATACTCACCAGATTTTATTTTTTCCCAAATATCATTGTCCAACTCGTAGTTCTTGAAAATCTTTCCCGTAATCTTAATCGCTGGATATTCTGTTCCATCTGCATCCTTATAAATAGTCCTTGCATAATTTATCCCCTTACCAACTATTCTATTACTATGTGTATCACTCATAGGTGCACCCCTATCCATCCAAATTGGTAATGCTTTGTACAATTCATCAACTATTGTAATCTCACCCTGCTTGTCTTTCATTTCAACTGTGAGATAACCTTCAAAATATCTATCATCAGAATTAATCGGTTGTAAACTTTTAGTTACAACATTACTAAAATTCAGATAATCCGCCATATAAATGTTATTTCTTCTCTACATATAAATATTTTGTTAAAAAGAAAGGTATATGGACTATTTGTCCAAGACTGCGTGTGCCTTATCTACACCATACCCAAGTAGGGCATTAGTTACGAATAGACCAACCAATCCTATTTCACTGGTTGTATTCTGCAATCCAGCGATGTTAACAATGCCAAAGGCGAAGAACACCGATGAAATTAGGGCAGAAGCCAGTTTCTTTACTGAGTAACTACTTCCATTAGATGCTTTATAGCCCTGTACTGTAGATGCGACTGCACCCAGACTGGCTGCTACTAATGCAAGAATGGTTACTGATTCGACCACCATTGTAATTTAGAGTTATTTTTAACTCTTATTTAATCTTTTCCCAACAACTCACGCACAAGTTCATCTAATTCTGTTGTAGAGTCTGGATGATCATGTTTTACTTGACTATCTATAGTTTTGGCTAAAATTACGATTGTTTTTTGTAACATTTCTACTTTTTTACACAAATCCTTATTAATATTATGGATTTTTCTAACATAGGTAAATAATCCAGTGCCTATGCCCAATATAATTGGTGGTATTAATTGTGCTAATATGTCTAATATATACTCTCCCATAACATTGAAATATATGATTTTATCTATTTAAATTTAATCTATTTTCATAAGTTCGCCAGTTTGAATCATGACTAATAGATATGTTGGCTCATAGAGTAATTTTTCCATTAGTTCAGCAGTTGTTTTACCATCGAATGAACCACAGTTATAGCAGATATAGAATTTTCCACCATTATTATCTTTATAACCATATTTCTTACTTTTACAATTAGTACATTCTCTTCTTGACATCATTCCCAAGTATTTATTAGTTGGTACTTCAATATAAAATTATGGGTTCATCTACCTATATATTTTCCAATATGGATGAATATTTAACATATTATAAATCAGAATTAGCTGAAAATGATGTAATGAATATGTCATGTTTAAGAATATTAGATATTTATTTGAAAAACTCACAGATATATTTCATAGTTGATTCTAATAATATGATTGGTAAACCAAATACTACACGTTCATACATAATTATTGATAAAAGTATGAAAGAAAAATTATTTAATGATAGTGAAATTCTTGTAAAACATGAAGATGTGTCATATAATCCAAGGAATAATCACTTGGAATTCATGAGTGGATTTCTTAAAAAACCTAAATTATGGATTAATGTTGACAGATATTTTGGTGAAAAGCCCAAAAAGAGGGAAAAAGTTAACATGGCTATTAAAATTTATGATTTTGTATTAAATAGAATTATCTTAATACAACATTAACGTTTGTTTCCCATGTTATTGGTAAAGATTTCTCGCCAATCCTTGCCGTTTTTCTTTCTCTGTCTAACCCAGAATGGGTCAACATTAAACATTCCACCCCTACTGTTGTAAGACTTCATGTTATCGGCAACACGCCTATGACATTTATGACATAATCTACAATTTATCTGTTCCATATTAAATCTATACACACCGCAAAAGTGACACATACCATACATCACATTTTTTATAGGTACTAATATAGACTCTCTACCTCTCTTACCAGCACAATTACCACAAATATCGGAAACTACTGCACCAACAACATTATTTTCAAAGCAACCAAAACACAACCCTTCCTTATAGTTATTAACTCTAGTATATTCGTTTTTTTGATGAATGTCGACTATTTTTTTACCGATGTGGGAACTCCCAGCATCGATGTTAAGTTTTTCTGCCATCTAATTCATCGTCTTCCCATGATCTAATACCAGCAAGTTCATTTTTTACCAAATCTCGTGCCTGTCTAACAGTCATATTTGCATATTTTCTCAACTCGTCAACGGTTTTTGTCTTTTTCCACCCATAATCTATTGATGTTTGCAAAGTTTTTCTAACTATTTCAAAGTTGGCTGGTGTGATTCCATCTGGATAATTCTTTTGTGATAATGAAGTTCCATTACCACTAGCTGGGTGTCCTTGCATCATACCACCTTTATCTGATGGATTACTTGTATATGGTTGACCTTGAAAACTACTTCTTTCCTCAACTGGTGAGGCAAGTGGCGGTCTTCCACCATTATCTGGTGATTGAGAGTTAATTACATCCTTGGAAACTTTGAATTCACCAGTATGACTTCTACTAACATCAAATCCCATCTGTTGCAACTTCATCATGTTTTCAATTTCAGTTCCCTTTATTTGTAAATCTCTCAATTTATCATTTTCTTCACCTACAACAAGTCTTAAATCCCAATCATCAACACCTAATAACTCGGCAATTTTTACAAAGAATGCTGCATGAATTACATCTTGTCCCCATTTTACAGCTCTATTGGTAATTGTAACTTGTAATCCTTCCTGTGACCAACCGCCAACCATTTCACCATAGTATAGTGGTAAAACACCAAATATCGCACCAATAATCTGTCTTAATTCCTTCCTAACTTCAATAAATTGTAATTCTTGCAAAGAACCAGTAAAATCAAGCCACTGAGCCATGTTCTTTCCAGACCTCTCGGTTTCAACCAATAGTGGGTGTATCATGTAGGGGTCTTCCATAGCCTTTTGTTCCAACACATCCCATGATTTTCTAAACGTTTCATAGTTTCTAGAACCTATCAATAGTAATCCTCTTGGTGGTCGCATCTTATCAAAGTATTTTCTCACATATTCATCCATATGACTTAGTGACATAGCCTTTGACCATACTGCATAAATCGGTGAAAGCCCATATACCAATGATGGCTTGTATTTTCCAGCTTTCCAAATGATTTCACCCTCACCATAAATAACACGTTTTGGTTGCGGTGTACCAATAGAATATACCGAATTAACCTCACAAACAGCCTTTAATGCCCTAGCACCACATCTATCACATCTATCACTAGTTAATCTTTTCTCTCTATGTTCAAAACGTGGGCAAACATAAATTTTACTTCTCTTATCATCATAGCCAATTCTTCCATCGCTGTCGGCAATCATGGCTACTTGTGGTGGATCTATTCGCAAAAATTCCTTAACTTCTGTCTTTCCATGATCTATTTCTCCCGTACTATCATCAATAAAGTAGTTCTTTAATACTAGTAAATATGCATTATCTGCTATTTCTAGATCACGTTCTAACTGTCTTCCCAAATCATCAATAGTTTGATTGTTTCCGTTAAGTGGTTTGTAAATTAATTGTTCTAATCGTTTTCTATGCTCTGGAATTGGTCTTCTCAAATTTTTAGAACCACATGAATCACATTTTATATCTAATTCATCTGCTGTTTCTGGTACAAATTTGAACTCTTTACCACAATTCTCACACTTGAACTTGAATTTCTCAACAACCTCAAAACCATTTTTAAACATCTCTCTATTAATGGTTTCAATGGGGATTCTCAATGCATCTATATTATCAGCTAACTCATAGATCATTATGAGTGGAAATGGGAATATCGGAAGTTTAGCACCCGTATCAGTGCTCATGTAAGGTTGGGTTATAGATGGTCTTATAGTCGTTTTAGTGTAGGATTTATTAATGTTTGAAAGATTTTTAATAATATTACTGAAAGTTCTTCTAATACTCATATAAATACGTTCTCATCAACGTATTAATAAAGTTTGTCAAAATTTGTCAGAATTTGTCACTAGGCATGAATATCGCAGTTTGGATTTCTTGAAACCACACTACAAATACATTTTTTACTTTTCGGTGACTCTCTAACTATTTCTTCTACCACATCAGCAGTTTTTTCAGGAAATTTTTTACCTTCGGGCATATTCATGGTTAACTATTTAAATCAATATAAAGATTTTGCCTATGTCTAGTAGTGTGAGTATGCATACCCTTTTTGGGGAGGACTGGTGTTACGAGCCAGCTAGACAAATGTATTTAAATATGTTTAAATACTACCTGCTATGGTTGAATTGGAAGTAGAAGATTATATGAACATTCTGCGTTGGTTTGAGTATAGATATAATGAAATCTTACCAGAGAACATACCATTAAAGTCTAAAAGGACTTTTTGGAAACTCACATTCCTTGCCGAAGATAAGGTAAAAAACGACAAATTAGAGCAAATATAACTTATATAATACTTTTTAGTAAGGTTTATATAATATATGTGTATGTTAATGATTGGTCGTCGGGGATTACCTATTAGCTGTTTTTAAACGGCTGGGTAGCCCTCTTAGACCAGCGTTTATATTTACGCATGATGTGTAATTTAACATGAACCAGTGTAAAGGTATTTGTAAAAGAACTTGTATTGTGAGTAAAGGTTACTTGAAATTAGTAAAAAGATGTTCTAAATGTGAAGTGTATTTTAAAACTAATGATTTACGCTGTAGTTGCTGTGGAATTAAATTAAGATCAAAGAGCAGATGAAGTAAAAGTAAAGATTTATATGAGACGAGGATGTAATGGTGTCATGGTAAATAACGGTCAATATAAAGGTAAAAACTCTTACCTGTTTTTTGCAATCGTATTCATGTGCACGGGATTTTTACTACCAGTAGGAATATTTATGGGAATACTATATTTATGGTCAAAGTTCTTTGGCGAAGGATTTGATAGAAAAGAATATAATAGTAATGCGTTGGAGGAATATGCATGACTTTAGGATGGAGTGTAGTTGAGAAAATAATATGTATTGCATGTTCCAATCCTATTGGGGAACATTCAAGGAAAGAATTGGGAAGGTGTCTTTTTAGAATTCAGGGTACATACATACATGAGAATTTTAAGAAAGGTGACTCTCAACCAAGGGAACTTGATGATAAATGACTAAGAGGGATAGATTTGGTTCTGAACCAGATGAGGATTATGACTATGATTTTGATGAAGAGCATAATGTAGATAATGATTATAATGAAGATGATGAGGAAGATGACGATTGACTACGCTTGATATTGTTTTGAAAACCCATATCGAACTCTGTGACGAGGCTAGAAAAATAGTAAGTTTGAAAGGGCATGACTACAACAGACAACAACAGAATGACGGTGATACTTTATTCAACATGACTGTATGTGAAAAACTAGGCATAGTTGACACTACAACCCAAGGCATATTGGTCAGATTAAGCGATAAATTAATGCGGTTAATCTCATTAACAAAATATCCAAATGTGGATGCACAGGTAAAAGATGAGTCAATAAGGGACACTATCAAGGACACTATAAACTATATGGTATATCTCTACATAAAATACGAAGAGGTAACAAAGAATGAAACAGTTCAGGGAGAACAATATTCCAATGACAGCATTGGGGGGAAACGTAATTGTTAATTTGTTGTGTTTGCTCAGAACAAGTTATAGATGTAACAGCCCACGCATATCTAACTAACCACACTAACTTCATAGTAAAATTAACAAAAGAGGAGAAATGTTAGAGTTGGTTAATATTGACTTTTAACTATAGGGAAGATGGCAGGGTGGAACGAATATGTAAGCATGGTATAGGACATACTATAAATATTCCCAAAAAATATATTGGAATTAAGGATGAGTGGGCTTGGTGGGTTCATGGATGTTATGGTTGTGCGTGTGAGGAAATGTAAATGACGGATTACACTAACCGTCTTTTATGTGGCGATTCGGCACAAATCCTAAAGACACTCCCTGATAACTTGGTTGACCTTACGGTGACAAGCCCGCCATACGATAATAGACGGGAATATGATAATTACAATTTTGATTTTGAAACGATAGCAAAGGAATTGTTCAGAGTCACTAAGGATGGTGGGGTTGTTGTTTGGGTTGTAGGTGATGCAACAATAAATGGTGATGAAACAGGAACTAGTTTCAAACAAGCCCTGTTTTTCAAAGAGGTCGGATTCAAACTACACGATACTATGATTTATCAAAAAAACTCATATCCGCCAAACTGTATGGCAGTAAACCGATATGCACAAGTCACCGAATATATGTTTGTTTTTGTCAAAAATGAAATAAAAACTTTCAACAGAATAATGAGGCAAACCAATCATGGTGGGAAGAAAAAAGGCATTCACTCAAAAACTCAGGTTGATGGCAAACTAAAGAAATATGGAAGAAATGCTAGTGAGTTTTATAATAAAGAAACGGTTGCATACAATGTTTGGGTTTACAATACTGGTACTGCATCAGGTGATGATATTATAGCATTTGAGCATCCTGCACCATTTCCTGAAAACTTGGCAAGAGATCATATTCAATCATGGAGTAATGAGGGCGATTTGGTGTTAGATCCAATGATGGGTAGCGGAACCACTGGTAAAATGGCTAGGATGTTAAAACGCAATTTCATTGGTATTGAAATCAGTGAAAGGTATTTTGAAATCGCAAAGCGTAGATGTTCTGTCGTTCAAGAGGTAATCAATAATTGACAAAAGATAACATCGGTTTGCCGAACAAAAAATACTCCATCATTTACGCTGATCCGCCTTGGGAATACGATGACAAGGCACTCGCTGGAAATCGTGGTGCGTGTTGTAAATATCAGGTAATGAACATAGAAGAAATCAAAAAATTACCAGTTTCAGCTTTGGCAGATGATGATTGTATCTTGTTTTTATGGGCGACTTTCCCAAAATTACAAGAAGCATTAGACTTGATTAAAGCGTGGGGGTTTATTTTTAAAACCAAGGCGTTTACATGGATTAAGAAAAACAAAAACGGTTCCACTTTTATTGGTATGGGTAGGTGGACTCGTTCAAATGATGAGATTATTTTATTGGCGGTTAAAGGTCAACCAAAAAGAAAAGATGCTGGGATCTCATCAATAGTATATGCAGACATACAAGAACACTCAAAAAAACCAGATATTTTTAGAACCAAGATAATACAATTAGTTGGTGACTTACCACGAATAGAACTTTTTGCTCGAACAAAAGTTCATGGTTGGGATACTTGGGGTAATGATCAGAAGTTAAAAGCACAACCATTAGAGGCTAGCATGAATTGACATTGATTCTAAAGAGCAAATACCAGATCCCAATGTTAGATACTATCCAATGCGGAGATAGTGTTAGATTATTACAACAGATACCAGACAACTCGATTGATCTAGTAATTACTTCACCGCCATACTTTCAGCAAAGAAAATATGGTGGTTGTGAGGTAGGCAGTGAGCGTTTTGTTGAAAACTATATCGATGCAATAATGGATGTTTTTCATGAATGTGTAAGGATATTGAAAGATACTGGAAGTATTGTTATTAATATGGGTGATAAGTATCTTAACGGAAGTCTTTTACTGGTTCCTTATCGCTTTGCAATACAGGCAACAACTATGGAAACGGTCAAACTTGTAAATAACATAACATGGATAAAGACCAATCCAACACCTAGACAATTTAAAAGAAGATTAGTTAGTAGTACAGAACCCTTTTTTCATTTTGTAAAATCAGATAATTATTATTATGATTTAGATGCTTTCCAAAAAAAAGACAGTTACCAAACATCAATAACCAATTTCCATAAAAAAACAACCATTGGTTCAAGGTATAAAAAATTGTTAAAAGAATCTGAATTAACAACTGAACAGAAAAAACAAGCATTTAAGGAACTTGAAGATACTATTGAAGAAGTAAGAGATGGTAAAATAACCAGTTTTAGAATGAAAATTCGTGGTATTCACTCCCCAGCCTTTGGTGGTCAAAGTGGTGGGCGACAAATACAGTTAGAGAAAAAGGGATTTACGATAATTAAATTACTTGGAAATCATCTCAAAAAAGATGTTATTACAAGTAGTGTAGAAACTATAAAATGGAATAAACATCCAGCAATCTACCCAGAAGCAATAATTCGTGAACTCATACGATTACTTACTCCAGATGATTCGATTGTTCTTGATCCATATATGGGAAGTGGAACTACAGCTGTTGCGGCAAAAAAACTTGGCAGACATTTTATCGGAATTGACATTAATCCAGAATACTGTGCGATGGCAACTGAACGCATTAATAAAATTGAGAATTAAGGTTTGTTAGCCTTTGGCAAATCAAGAATATCAAAAAATCGAAAAAATTCTTGATAGAATACAAACCCAAAAATTATTAGCCAAATCAGCTTTGGTTTACTTGTTGCGTGGTCTAATTATTGCAAGGGTTCAAAGTCTAGGATTGAAACTTGCAAAACCAGACAACCTTCCAATTAGAATCATCATATCTTATCTTGATAAACATTTTACTGCCACTTATTCGAGTAGTGGAGCTGCACATTTACCACATTCTGTGATAGTTGTGCAGAGTTTGGCATATCTGTGCGTCATATCTCTCCGCTGATTAGAAACTCATTCCATTCCTCGTCACTACAGTATTCACCGTTAAGTATTTCATTATCCAGTGTGGCGATTACCCACTGTATGGCACTATCATTATCACCATTCTTAATATCCTCCAACAGCTCCTTTCTCCATAATCTCAGGCAAAATTCAATCCTATCCAAGTTCCCCACATCTTGAATACGATTATGTTTATATTAGGGTTTCTACCATGAAACATATCTTGGGATATAATTATAGGTACAATGTACAATTCGACAGTTGTATGATGGGCAAGTTCTGTAAAGGTGTGTGTTCAAGGATCAAAATAAACAAACCGTTCAAAGATCCGTATAAGTTAAACTGTATGTGCAGGAGATGCGGGGTATGGATGGCTAGATTATCATTAAAAAGTAATGGCAGGTGTCCTTGTTGCAACTTTAGACCAAAGATGAAATCTTGGAAGAAACGTAAACATGTATAAACTACAGATATGTGATAGCTGTAACACTGGATTGGGCA